CAAGAACCAAGGAAAGCCTTGTGAAGCACCACAGTTATGACAGTAGAAGGTAAGTTTGTTGTCACGCTCTAACAGCCAACCACGAGCCATAGAACGTTTCTTCTTGGAGTCGCCACATATGGGACATCGAAAGTTAATTCTATATGGGTTAGTGTGTTTGATACGAAAGTTATCCAGACGACCAGAAAGCATCTGAGCATACTGTATATCTACAAAATCTACCATTATATAAAGTTCCTATTATTCAGATGTAATCAGTATACACTAATAGGATGGTTTGTCAACTAAAAAGATCAGGCCAATTTATTCTTGCTACCAACAAAAGTAAAACTCCACCTACACCCATCATATAATAGCGCCAATTTTCCAAGACAGAAATCTTTTTGCTTTCAGCATTGATACGCATATGAAGACTGTGTTCTATTGAATCTAATCTATCTATTATCTCTTTGTTAGAGTTTGTTCGTTTCTGTGCATTGTGTTCTGCTAATTTTTGGTGATCTTCTCGTGCAGACCTTCTATACTCTTCCAAACGATCCGAAAGAACATTCATTCGCAATTCGTCAGTACGTTTAGTCTCTTCGCACAATTTTTCAACAACGTCAAGCTTTTCTTTAGTGAAATCTAGAATCTCTGATTGCACTGCTACATTCTTAGACAGTTCTGACATTTGATCGATTGATTTCTCGACTTTGCCAAAGAACTTGTTAATCTGTTTGATATCACTTTGTATTAGGCGTATATCAGTTTCCCAATTAGTTTCTTTCGACAAAATATTATTCCTTTAATGCCTTTTGATAACGGAGGCTAGTGGCGAACTCCATGATTATAATTTAATCACAATAGAAATAATATACATATTCAACTGTATTTATACATAATAGTACCACATACTAGACAAAATTTGTCGAATATCCGTTATGCTTATTAGTCATACTGATTTTCGTATATAGCAATTATCTTTTTTTGTTGTTGGATGTATGCACGTAGATCAGCAAGGTTCAATGCAATGTCATCATAACCTTGATCTGTAACACCAAATATAACTACGTCATCAGACTTAATATCTTCAAACACTTGGTCTACATTTTCGGGGGTCACGATAATGAACTCAATTTCTCTCATATTAAGAGGATTGATTGAGGGTACTATTGGTTTGCTTGGCTGTACGTACTCAGTTTCAGTTATCACTCGTGGTGGCGGTTCCACTGGATTCCGTTCCGAGCAAGCCCCTAGAGACAAGATCATCGTAAATCCAAGGACACTCGCTATTAAACGCTTTTGCATTTTTGGCATTCCTTTCATTATCTGTTAGTTCAGCACCTGTTTCCAATTCAAAACAACGATTTGCCTTAGCTGTTGCGCCATTAATAACTCGACCAACAAGACCAGGTTTGGCAACAGCTAGTGCGCCTAGATCATGTTTGCCTAGACGTTTCTGTAAATCATTTTTCTGTGATTGTATTTCAGTGAAAGATTCTTGAAGTTCGTCAAACTGTTGACGTTGCTTCTCAAAATTGGCTTGCATATTAGCAATAGTTGCAATGTTCTTTTCATTGACTTCTGCTATCTGTTCTACTTGTGCAGTTAAAGTAGCATTATATTCTGTTAATTCCATAATAGTAGCTTGGGTGGACTTGTAGTAAACACTACCTGCACCACCCAAGGCTAAAAGGATTATTCCAAAATATACGAAAGATGGCATAATAAAACCACTAAAGACTATTCGTCTTCAGCATCGTCCTCATCATCATCATCGTCTTTTTTCTTTTTGGCATCTTCTGCATCATCATCTTCATCATCAGAATCAGCTTCGTCTTCCATGTCGTCAGCCGAATCAGCCATTTTCTTATACTTTTCTTCTAAAGCCATTGCGATACGCTCTTGCATTGCTTCTGCAAATGCTTCTTTCATTTCAATTGGCTGTTCTGCTAGTGCAGATTGTACGATTTTTTCTAAAGACATTTCTATCTCCTTTTTATTGATTTATTCTTCTATTTATATTATTTAAACATTTTCGCTTGAGTAGCAGGTCCTACGATACCATCTGCAACCAAACCATTCATTTTTTGCCATTTTTTAACAGTTGTTTGAGTTCCAAACCCAAAATCACCATCGGCTGTAATACCCAATGCTTTTTGCATTTTAGCTACGTCATCACCCTTCATACCTTTGCGAAGTGTGCGTGAACCACCCTTTGATGCTTTAGCCGCTTTCTTCTTAGGCATTTCTCCACCTAAGATAGCTAAACAGTTATCCCATCTCGAATTTCTATCTTCGAGTCCGATTGTGCCACCATTGATAGCCTTCGTCAGACCTTTATTGTCACCCTTATCAGCCCACTTCTGTAGTTTGTTCTTTTTCCAGAACCAACATGCAGACTCCATAGCACCTTTTTCAGTAGCTACATATCCAGCAGCTTCTTCGGCTGACATACCGACACTTTTTCCGAATGCGGCATAATTGTTACGCCCGGTGAGTTGCTTAATACCTCTGCCTCGAAATAACCAGCCATCGCCGGGATTAGTGTTTCCCAAAGCTCCGCGCTTTGATCTAAACTCATCTTGGTAGACGTAGTTTGCGATTTTTTCTTGGTTTCGTGCATAATCTTTAGCATCCCTTTTGTTTTTACCTTTACCAAAGTAACGACCAAATACACTATTAAGTGCTTTCTCACTGTAGTTAAGGTTTTCTGTTAGGCGTGTGAAGTCAAGTGACTCGTGTGAAGTTTGTGCCATGAAACCAGCAATTCTATTTGGTGTATTGATTTCGTATTCTTCAAACATAGGAATAGCGGCATCGTACCAAGCTTTAGGGTCTTTGTTGCTAGGGATCATTGCACTGAATTGTTCTAGTGTAATCATGTTTTATCCTTCATCATATCTTTAAGTGTTTTCTTCTTTGATTTGTTTTTAGATGTCCATGCCTTTTGCTGTTCTTTAGACATATGACCACCATCCATACCAGCAATGTTTCCACTGCCTACGTTATTAGCTGGTTCTTCGGTACGTAATGCGTGTTTACTTCTATAGGAACTTAAATCTTTAGATGCCGCTTGACGTCTTTTCTTTGCCGCTTCAGCATCTTTTACGTTTTGAGAATGAACTTTATTTACATCATGTCCCATCTTAGCCAAGTTCTGCCTAAGTCTTGCCCTACCAAATGCTTCATCTTTTGTATCAACACCTTCAGTAAGTGTAATATAATTGACATAGTAATTAGAAAATACAGATAAAGATTCATTTATCTGCTCATCAGTCATATCTTCATTAAGAGTTGTTTCGTCTGTAAAGTGGCTGTGTTCTTTGATTAAGTACAAAGCCGCCGCATATGATGCAAGACGTGAACTACCACCTGGAACTTTGGCTAATAGCTTCTTTAAGTTAGCAATCATAATATCAAAAACACCCCAAGCCTTTGATTGCGCTTTTGATGTGAATTGTTTTCTCTTGATTAGGACTTTACCATCCTTGTCAATAATACCTTCTTTATACGCTTCCCACTTCTCAAATGGAGTAGCTAAGCGTCGTACAAATTGATATACTAAAAATAGATCAACTACCATTTATCATATTCCTTTAAGCAGATCACTTATCTTTTCGTCTGCATTTATATTATCTTTGTGTATCATTACGTCATCGTAAGTGATGTGTATTGGCATATAGTTAAGGTATTCTACGAAAGGTTTCAAATACTCGTGATAATCATGAAGTTTCATGAAAAGCATATTTGTAGCCTCAGGTCCGAATATATTATAGATCACAATAAGATGATTAAGTATCAACCTTTCTTTTAGATCATTATCTTGTCTGTACCTACCAAATAACTTCCGTAGGTACTGAAATCTTTTCAAATCTTCGTCAAACTCAACAATATCAGCACAATTAGGATTGTCGTAATATTTTGAGGCAAACAACAGAAAGGTTGATTCTGTTAATATCATAATCTATATACTACTCTTATGAGTCGGCTACGATAGCATCTTCATCTACGGTATCGCCAGTAACACCCAAGTCACCTGCATCAGCCGCTGAGACTTTCATAGGTACTAGGCATTCAGCGTGATGACGTCCACCATCTGTATGGTACAACCACCATCCTGGCCCAGTAATGCCTTTAGCGCGGTTAGCCGCAATGCCAGCTTCTGTAACGTCAACAAAGATTGCGTTATCTCTATCGTTTGATTTGTTTGTGTTAGCCGCCGCATCTTCCAACCAAGTTGGTACTGATGCTAGTGCGTCTGTTTTTCCCCATAGTGCCATTTTAATTCTCCTTTAAAGGTACTGTGATATTTATTTGTTTGCGTTATCTATTTGCGCTTGTTTGGCTTTTTTAAGTCTTTCAGCCGCCGCTTTTACACGTTCAGCGTCTCTAACTTTCTTTTCTGCTTTGTTAGCTTTAGCTTCGGCAGAGTCAGCCTTAGCCGCTGTTGTTCCTCTGACGTTGCCTTGCTTATTCACAACTGCATTTCTTGCGCCCTTAGCAATCATTTTTACTGCGCCACCAATAGCTTTGCCTACAAATTCATCAATTTGTTGACCATCAGTGTTTTCACAATGCTCACAACCTTCACCCTTACATTTAGGGCAAGTTATGTCTTCATAACTAGCTTTTAGATTTTTTTTTTCAGCAACGATCTCTTCAGCCGCATCCTTAAAATCATCATCAGTAGGAGCGCCTTTTGATCCTGGTTTTCTCATCTTTTCGCCAGAACCTTTTTTGATGCGCTCTCTCTTTTTATGGATGTTCGCCCAAAGACCACTTTCACCTTCTTCAACAGTTTCAACTTCTTCTGATGTAACTGCTTTAGAAATAGCTTTACGACGTTTGTGTAAATACTGATCTGAAGAATCTACATCACCATCGTTATCAATGTCTCCATCTTTACGATCTTTATGTTTACCTTTAAGAGCCTTCTTGTTCACTGGGTCAAGATTACTCTCTTGTACGTATTTTTTGAAACTTTTCATGACGTTCCCTTTAGTTTGTGTTTTATTACAATATTAGTATTATTTATAAGAATTGTGTTACCACTTTACTTTATTTGCCCACCAAGCCGCCGACATCTTACCCTTTTTGATGTTTTTAGCATGTCTAGCCTTAAATGAAGCACGTTTCTTTTTCATTTTATCAGATTCACCTGATTTTGGATCACCAGCAGTAGAAGCACCTTGTTCACCAAAGCGAATAGTCTTTACTTTATCGCCATCTTTAGCAACAACGATATGACTTTTGGTAGGGTGTGAGGGCGTACCTTTAGCTTTATTAAAACCAGATACACCTGCTCTTGCCAACCTTGGGTCTTTATCAG